CATCAGCAAGAGCCCAAATTATGTACGAAGCTATCATTCCATTGTTAAACAATCTCAAAGCGAATCCAGAAAAAGATTATATCTATTGGCCGAATCGTTACGAGAAGCTTGATGCTTTTGCAGATAAATTACATCAAATTCTAAGCGGAGAATAAATTATGAGTCTACTTGACAAAATGTTGAAGGCGGGTTCAGTCAAAGGGTCGACTGTTCTATCAAAGAGTTCCTTCTTTAATACCAAAGACCCAATACAAACAGAACTACCCATTGTGAATATCGCTTTCTGCGGCTCACTTAAAGGTGGTTTACTTCCAGGCTTAACTGTAGTAGCTGGTGAATCCAAGAGTTTTAAAACTCTACTTGGCCTATACTGCATGAAAGCTTATTTAAACAAATATCCAGATGGTGTTGCAATCTTATATGATTCTGAGTATGGTATTACTCCAGAATATCTTGAAAGCTACAACATTGATACCGACCGTGTTATTCACGTACCAATCGAAGACGTAGAGCAACTTAAGTTTGATGCTACTAAACGACTAGACGAGATTGACAAAGGAGATAAAGTCTTTATAATGATTGACTCTATTGGTAACTTAGCTTCTCGTAAAGAAGTACAAGATGCCCTAGACGAAAAATCAGTTGCTGATATGACAAGAGCAAAACAGCTCAAATCATTATTCAGAATTGTTACACCTAAGCTTACAGGTAAAGACATTCCACTGATTGCGATCAACCACACTTATAAAGAGATTGGTCTATTCCCTAAGAACATTGTTTCTGGTGGTACAGGTATTTACTATTCGGCTAACCAAATCTTTATCATTGGTAAATCTCAACAGAAAGAAGGTACTGACCTGAAAGGGTTCAAGTTCACAATTAATATTGAGAAATCCAGATATGTTAAAGAGAAAGCTAAACTACCATTTACCGTACTTTACGATACTGGTATTCAGAAATATTCAAGTTTATTTGAATTAGCACTTGAGTCTGGTCATTTGACTAAGGCAAATCAAGGGTGGTATAATTTAGTTAATATGGATACGGGTGAAATTATTGACCCTAAACGTAGACTAAAAGATATTGAACAAGACAATGAGTTCTTTGAAGGACTGATTGCTGACCCAAGATTTAATGATTATGTTGAAAGCAAATTTAAATTAACTACACTTGAAATGGGAGAAGCTGAAGATGATAGAGAAGACGATACTATCGAATCTGATACTGAATAACGAATATAGCCGAAAGGTATTTCCTTATCTAAAAGATGATTATTTCGAAGATATCTCTTATCGTAAAATCTTTAACTCTGTTACTGAATATGTAGAGCAATACAAAGAGCCTCCCACCATAGAGGCTCTTAAGCTCTCACTCGAAAAGCGTAAAGACTTAAACGAAGATACTTATAATACCATCCAAGATATGTTGGGTGAGTTTGAGATTGACAAAACAACTAACGCACAGTTCTTGCTTGACGAGACTGAGAAGTTTTGCCAAGACAAAGACTTGTATAATAGTATTCGTAAAAGTATTCTTATACTCGACGGACAAGATGGTGAAAACGATAAAGGTAATATTCCAAAACTATTACAAGATAGCTTAGGTATATCTTTTGACTCAAGTGTTGGTCACGACTTCTTAAATGACTATGAAGATCGTTATGAGCATTATCATCGTAAAGAAGAGCGTATTCCGTTTGACATCGATATTCTAAACAAAATTACCAAAGGTGGTTTACCTCGTAAATCAATGACTGTATTACTTGCTACGACTGGGGGTGGTAAATCACTACTCAAATGTCACATGGCAGCTAATCATCTCATGTATGGTAAAAATGTTCTCTATATTACTATGGAAATGGCTGAAGAAGAAATCGGCCGTCGTATTGATGCGAACATTATGGATATTACAATGGACGAAGTGAATGAGATTCCAAGAGATGTTTATGAAAAAAGACTCAGCAGATACAAAACAAAAACCACAGGGAAACTTGTTATTAAAGAGTACCCTACTGGTTCTGTTCATTCTGGTCACTTTAGACACTTACTAAATGAACTTGAACAGAAGAAAAACTTTAAACCTGATGTGATATTCCTTGACTATCTTAACATTTGTGCTTCATCTCGTGTAAGAGGTGCTGCAGCATCAAGTAGTTATAACCTTGTTAAGAGTATTGCTGAAGAGGTACGTGGTCTTGCAATGGAGTTCAACTGTGCTCTTGTAACATCATCTCAGTTTAACCGTGATGGTTATGGTAACTCTGATGTTGACCTTACAAATACATCTGAATCTATGGGTATTACTCATACTGCTGACTGTATTCTTGGTCTCGTAACATCTGAACAGCTTGACGAACTTGGACAACTCATGCTCAAACAATTGAAGAATCGTTGGGGTGACATCAGTTGGTATCGTAGGTTCTTAGTTGGTATTGATAGAGCAAAGATGAAAATCTATGAACTCGAAGAGAGTGCTCAAAACAATATTAACATGGACGACAGTTCTGGCGGTAACTCTGGAAAAAAGACGAGGAGCTATGACGATGACGGACCAGTGTTCGACAAAACAGACATAGGTCAGCGACTTGGTAGTAAGAGTAAAAGAAAAGGTGTTTTCAACGACGTTCAACTAATTTAATTTTTATAAATAACTGAAACACCACATTTCAAGTAAAAGGTATTATGAAAAGTTTTAGTTCATTTGCTAAAGACAAAACAAAAAAAGAAGACGGCCCTTGTTGGAAATCTCACAAACAAGTGGGAATGAAAAAGAAGGGTGGTAAGCTTGTTCCTAATTGTGTACCTAAAGAAAGTATAGATTTAGGCTTTAGTGCGTTTTTAGGTGAAGCTCCTATTGATGTTCCAGACTTTACTGGAGATGAAGAATCATTTGCTATTGATGTTCTAGGTAAACTCGACGATGGTATATCAACTATTGAGAGTGCGATCGAGCTCGACAATAGACCTGGTAAATCTAATACTAAAAAGATTGGTATGTTCGCCATTATGAATGGTGATAAACGAGTTAAATTTGCTTCATTAGCAAGACAAATCATTGAAGATACCCCAGAGTTAGAAGAAGGCCCAGAGCCACCAGCTGATAGAATCGACAAAGATTTTACCATTAAACATAAGGACATGAGTAGATATATCTATGTTAACTCTAGACCTGATGGAAAAGCAAGTAAAGCAGGTGATGACCCTAATGAGTTAATGACCGCAGCTTTATGTCTTAAATCTAAATTAACTGCACCAAGTACAGTTGAAGAAATGGACGAGCTTATTGAATTTTGTAAGCAAGAAGCTAACAGTCGTAATGTTCTAGGTGCATCTGCAGGTCAAATTGCAAGTTTAGATGGACAGGATTATGTTAACCTTTGTCAAGCAGTATCGGCTGCATTATCTATTCATGCTAACGGTTATGGTAATGCTGATAAAGTTTATTTAACAGGTCAAGCATGGGATAAAGACGTTAGACAATTCCAAATTACAAAATATGGAATGAAAGACTTTAATAGTTCTGATTTCATTTGTAAAAAGGGTGCTAACTTTATTGGTATATCTCTTAAAAAGAAAAAGAGAATCACAGAAGCAGACCCAACACTGATTAACAAATCATTTAGTACACTTTTCCAAGATAGTAAATTTAATGCAATGATGACACAGCTTGATAGAAGTGCAGCTGCATTTTATATTAAGGTACTCAGAAAAGCATCTCGTAATCCTAAACAATATAATGTACCTCCAGCTGTTGTTACTGCTATAAAGGGTGTTAAGTTAAGTCAAACCAATTGGAAAAAGTTTGTACAACGTATTCCAAACGATTTAATTAATTCAGAATTAAAATCAGCAGGTAATCGTAATTTATTCCAAAAAATGTTTACTATCATTATGAGGAATAAAGACTTAATGGCTAACCAATTAATTAATTTGATATTTAAATCAGATTTACGAACACTAAAGCAAGTCAACTTTGATTTTGCTCTTGTTACAGGTATTGGTGATTATGGTCCTCGTAAAGGTGTAGATGTTAAACCTGGTGAATACAAAGACATTGAAACGACATCAAGTAAATTAAATACATTACTAAAAGACCAAGGCGTAGGATTTAGAAAAACACCTGGCGCAATTCAAGCATTTGATGTAGGTGCTACAGCTGCTATGTTAAAGTTTGATTTAATGATTGGTGATTTACCAGTATGTCATATCGAATTAAGATATAAAGGTAACTTTAGGTCAGCACCGAGTTTCCTAGCAAAAATGACAGACGAATTTAAAGCAGAATTCCAGGATAAAATAACGTGATAAGATTCACACAGTACTTAGAAGAAGCTGTAAGAAAAGGTGACACAGTGCGTATTAAGAAACAATACTGTGATTCACCTGCAGAAGCAAAATTAGAATATACAGTCAAAGAGTTACGAGGACCAAGAGTTCTTATTACTCCTAAAGTATGGAAGGGTCGTGGGATTAAACCTACAGAATCTGTTCAACTTAAAATGATAGAGAAAGCATAATGATAAGATTTACTAGATACTTAGAAGAAGCAGCTGGAGCTAATCTCCACATGACTCATTTAGAAGATGCTGTCTTAGATGGTGGAGTTAACGGAACACGAAATGTATTCCAATATCTTCAAGCACTTCGTGATATGCTTGGTGGTAATACAAAGGCACCAGTTAAAATATCAGTTAAATGGGACGGAGCTCCTGCTATCTTTGCAGGTACTGACCCATCAGATGGTAAATTCTTTGTTGCTAAAAAGGGAGTATTTAACAAGACTCCAAAACTATATAAAACAAATGCAGAAATAGATAATGACCTAAGCGGAGATTTAGGAGCTAAATTTAAAGTAGCTCTTGCAGAATTCTCTAAGCTAGGAATTGAAGGAGTGGTGCAAGGTGATTTCCTATATACGAACGACGATCTTAAAACAGAAAATATTGATGGAGAACCGCATATTACTTTCCATCCTAATACCATTGTTTACGCGATACCTAAAGATTCAGACCTCGGTAAACAAATTGAACAATCCAAAATCGGTGTGGTTTGGCACACAACATACAGAGGTTCAACTCTTGACTCAATGCAAGCAAGTTTTGGAAAGGAGATATCAACAAAACTTAAAGAAATCCCGACAGTCTGGCACGTAGATGCTGTATTCCAAGACCACTCTGGTAAAGCAACATTTACAGCTGCAGAAACAAAGTCATTTAATAAACTCTTATCAGATGCAGGTCGTATATTCAGAACCATTAAGCCATACGCACTGAACGAATTAAAAGATAACGAAGAACTCAATAAAAGAATTAATA